TCAGGGCAGCGGCGGCGGCGGACCGGCGTCCGCGTTCGCTGCCCGCCGGTCCAGCTTGGCCTCGATACGCTGCAAGACGCGGCGCACCTCGCGCATCTCGGCCTCGAGGCCGATCACCCGCTCACCGGCGTCGATGGCACGGACGGCCTTTGTCTCGAGCTCCGAGACGCGGCTGGTCAGAGCCCCGACCCACATGAACAGCCCCGCCGATTGGAGCACGATGGACAGAATCAGGCCACGGGAACGCGCCGGTCCAAAGACCAATGGGTATTGCAGTCCGCTGCCGCCATGTGGGTCCTCGCGCCTCTCAGATATCGGCGCAGGCCGCGAAGAAAGCGTCCACGTCCGCGTCGCTCATGCCGTTGGCCGAAGCAAGCGCGGCGACCAAGGGATGATCGCGCTCGACGACGCCCATCTTCGCCCAAGTGATCGCGGCGGCCGTCTTCTCTTGCGGCGTTGGCAGCGCATCGAAGATCGCCTGGACCTTGCCGGGCACGGCGCCGGTGCGCGCCGCATCGACCGCCTCTTCGTCCGTGATCGTCCCATGCAAGACGAGCCCGATCAGCAATTGGCGCGGGGTGATGGTGGCCGGTACGGATGCGGCGCGATCTTGCACCTGCCGCAGCGCGCGCAGGTCCGCATCGTCGTCGGCGACGAACTCGTCCATGATGCCGGGCTGTTTGGTTTCCGAATAGCCGGTGACGGCACCGGCTGTGTCGCGTTTCACGTAAGGCATGGGTCTTAAGCTCCGTGGTCGATAAAGCCGGTCGAAAACATCTGGCTGAGCGTCGGTGCGCCGGACAGGAGCGTCTGGCTGAAATAGATTTGGCCACTTGTATTCGTGAAGATGCCGCCGAAGAAGGATTGCTGCGCAGTGCTGTGACTTGCGCTCGAGGACAAAGCCCGTGCTGCCATGGTCAAGGCCGTCCCGGAAAACGCGCTCCCAATCTTGACTTGAACGTTAAGCTGCACAGAGAGCGAATAGATCAAGAAGTCGAGACACGGCTGGACCACGATCCCGGTCGGCACGCTCAGTGTCCATAAGGTCTCTGCCTGTGCAGCGACCGAGTTGAACTCCACCACGCGGGACACCCAAAGCAGCATGCGCCCGAACATCGCGAAGTTCTTGATGTCACCGCCGCTGTCGTTGCAGATCGCTCCCGGCAGGCGCCTCTTGTACGTATAGCCGCTCGGCATCGCCGGTGCGGTCGGGCTCGTCGAGGCGAGGATGTCCGTCGTGCCGTCCGGCTTGGCGATCACGAACACGAAGTAGAACGTCGAATTTGCCTCAGAGCCGGTGTCGAGCGCGCCGTTGCCGGTGCCGGCGGACCAGGATGCCAGCGTCTTCGTCATGGCGGTCGCCAGCGCCAGGCGCACGGGCACGGCGTCGTCCGATGCCGCCTCGCACACCCCGACGCCGAACGTCGCCGCGTTCACATAGGACAGGGTTCCGCCGAACAGATGCCCGCGCGGGGGCACGATCGCTTCCGGCAGCCAGGTGATCCCGGCGGACCAATCGGCGCTGCCGGCCGAGAGCTTGAAATAGAGCGTCGGCAGATCGTCGTTGCCGCTATCGGCCACGACGACGACGGAGAAGGCCGCCGCCTCGTCGTCATAGGCCGCGCGCCCGGCGATCGCATCGACCACGGCATTGGGCTGGTAGGCGGGACCGAGCGGCCCTTGCGGGCCCTCGATGCCGGCCAGCGCCCACGCGGCGCCGTCGAACCGGTACATCGCGTCTTCGTCTTGGACCCAGGCCAGCCAGCCGTCGCCGCTTCCCTCTCCGGGCAGATAGGACCGCCATTCGCCGTCTATGTAGCGGGCGACGCGCTTCTCCCAGCCCGCCCAAGCGCCGGTCGCCGTGCCGCCGCCGCCGGCGACGATGTAGCAGTCGCCTTCCGACGGGCCGCCCGGCGGGCCCAGCAAGTCCTTGTCGATCACGCTGAGCTGCACCAGCGTGTCGAGCAACGTCATCGCCTCGTTGTGGGTGACGTGCTTCTGCGCCTGCGCGGCCGCGATATACGGGATGCGTAGCTTCGCGCTTTCTTCGGCCATCTAACCCTCGCTCCTTCAGTGCTGATAATCGTAGGTGAGCTGTTCGGCGGCCGGGCCCGGCCCGTAATAGGGCGACACCTGCGCCACGCGCATCGAGACGTTGAACTGCGGCGCCCCGAAATCGGCCGTCTGCATCGCCGCCGTGTAGAGGAACGTCGGCACGGTCAGCTCGACCGAGCGCAGGACGGCGCCGCCCGGCCCGTCGAGAATGTGGAGCCGGTAGCGTTCCGCGGCCTCGGCCAGGGGCACTTCGTAGCTTTCCCAGCTATCGCCGCCGACGCGCGTCCGCCGGATCCACAGAAGCGTCCAGTCGCCGGTCGCCGGATCGCGCTTGCCCTGTAGATGCACGGGCGAGAGGGGCCGCAGCCCGAGGCCCCGCGCGGCATAGACCGTGCTTTCATACGTGTCGGACTCGAGGCTTTCGCTCACGGGCCCGTATTTGTAGTTCAGCGCGAGGCCGATCTCGTCGGGACGCAGGTTCAGCGCCGTCACGGCACTGTTGATCAGGACGAAGCGCGCGCCCGCCGGAACGGGATCGCGCATGGCGCCCTCGGTCCCGTTCAGGCCGCGCAGCAGGATCGACAGCTCGTAGGTTCCCACCTCGACCAGCGTCGCCATCTGGAACTGGATCAGCTCGAAGGCGCCGTCCGCATTCTGTACGGCGGCATAGTTGGCGCCGTTGAGCAGCGCCTCCTCGCTCACGGACTCGAGCGCGCCATGGTCCAGCGCGACGCGCAAGACGTTGCTTTTGTCGAAGCGGTGGAGCGGTCCCGAATAGACATCGAACACGGTTCGGCCCAGGGTCGCGCGCGCCGGCACGAACGTGTTCAGCTCATAGCCGCTCGTCGACGGCGAACGGTATATGGCGACCGCCCCCGACCACGGATCGGCATTGGCCGCCACGTAGCTCGTGTAGGGAACCTCGTCGCCCCGCAGGAGCGGCAGGTCCATGAACACCGCATCGGTCGGCCCGAACACGACGACCGGATCGAACGCCCGCTCCTTGTCCGGCGCCACCACCGCGTCGAGATTGAACGGCTCGACGGACCGTGTGTCGATATCCTTGAACGTGGCGTCCCGCGTTTCCGTCAGCCGCAGAAGCCTGTCCCGGCCCCCCGACGACAGCGTCACCACGTCGCCCGGCTCCAGCGCCAGCCGGCTCGGCGGCAGCGCGAAGGCGCCCGCTCCCGCGCGGCCCAGGCATCGCGCAGCCAGCTCTCGGCAATCGCGAGCGCTTTGCCCTGCCCCATGACGATCGGCAGTTCCGCCGCTGCCGCCCGGTCGCTCCGGCTGCCGAGCCGCCGCGCTTCGACCGCGCCTTGAGCGTAGTCGTGATTGCCGTCGATAAAGGTGATCTTCGCCGCGAGCGGCAGCTCCGTCTCCTGGCCGCGCGTCAGCGTGTAGAGCGGCGCCTCCGGATCCGTCTCCACGAGCGCGTCGGGAACGAGCGAGGCGACCGAGCCCAGAGTGCCGCGATGGGCGAACTGGATCAGCCCGCCGGACTCGGACGCATCGAACAGAAAGGCGAGCCCGAGCGGCTGCAAGGCCTCGCGCACCGACATGATGCGGTCGATCACGAACCCGTCGAGGAAACCGTAGAGCTTCGTCACGTCGTAGCGGAAGAAGCCGTAGTCTTCGAGGATCTGGCGCACGATCGCCGCGAGCGCGCCGCCGCCCACACGCCCGGTCAGCCAGTGGCCGAGCTCCCAATTGCCGCCGTCGGCCCAGACCGACGAGGCGTACGGGAACGCAGGGTAAGGCCGCGCGTCCCAGGTGTAGACGAAGATGCGCGAGGCATCGACCATCGTCCCGCCATAGACGCTCGAGACCGGATTCTGTCCGGCGACGTAGTCCTCGTGGGCGGGATCGAAATAACTCTGGATCGCCTGGATGTAGCGGCGCTGCACCAGATCGTCGCGCACGGCCCGCGAGAAATACGGCGCGAAGGACTCCGAGCTCTTCGGATCGATGAAGACGTTGGGCTGGTTCGGGCCCTTGTCCACGGCGGGGCATCCCACCTCCGTGAACCAGATCGGCTTGGATTGGGGCACCCAGGCCGTATGCCCGCCGCTCTCGACGCCGCCCGGACGATTGTGATGGACGTTCTGCCACCACTCCAAGATCGCCTTGGTCTTGTAGATCCACGGCTTGCCGTAGGCGCCGTCGGTGATGGGCAGGCGTGTTTGGGCAAGACGCTCGGGGCTCGCTTCGTTGCCGGTCGCACCCGCCGCCGGGTAGTACCAGTCGAAGCCCTCGCCGCCGCGGATGTTGCTCCGCAAGTAATCGAGGTCGTAGATCGACTCCCAGCCCGCCTGACGGTCGATATGGGTCTCTCCGTCGCGCCAGTCCGCAAGCGGCCAATAGACGTCGATCCCGACCGCGTCGATATGGGGCGAGCTCCAGAGCGGGTCGAGGTGGAAATAGACATCGCCCGTGCCGTCTTGCGGCTGATAGCCCCGATACTCGGTCCAGTCCGCGCCGTAGGTGATCAGCGTGCCGCCGCCCAGCACACCGCTCACATCGGCGGCGAGAGTCACCAGCGCATTGACGAAGGGAAAGTTGCTCCCGTTCGACCGCAGTGACGTCGCCCCGCGCATCTCCGAGCCGATCAGGAAGGCATCGACGCCCCCTGCCGCCTTGCACAGATGCGCGTAGTGCAGAATGAAGCGGCGGAAGGACCATTCGGCCGGCCCCGCATAGGACACGCTCTCGCCGGCGATCGCGAAATGGCCCGCTTGGGCCGCGCCCACGAAGCCTGCGACCTGGGTCGCACACGCCGATGTCTTGTCGGGGCTGCCCGCCTCGCCCGGCGCCGGATCGCAGGTGATGCGCCCGCGCCAGGGATAAGGCGGCTGGCTCGAGGCGTCCGAATAGGGATCGGGCAGCGCATTGTCCGACGGCACGTCCATCGAGATGAAGGGATAGAAGGTGACCCGCAGCCCTCGCGCCTTCAGGTCCTGGATGGCGGCGACCACGGCGGCGTCCGAAGGCGTGCCGCCATAGGCCGGGCGCCCGTTCTCTTGGCTGACCACATGCGCGCCTGCGCGGGACAGTCCGCCGACGGACCACTCGTAGGGCCAGGTCTTCTTGTTCGCGACCTCCACGCCGGGCTTCACCTCGCACAGACCGATGCGCAAATCCGTGCCGAACCAGCTCACCACCAGCGACACGTCTCCCACATTGGGCAGCTGCGCTTCGAGCTGGCCGAGCGCGATCGTCCAATCCGTGCCGCCAAGGGCCGTATGCAGATTTTCGGAGACCGATGTGCCGTTCTCGATCCGCACCACGCGGTCGTTGTCATAGACGAACTCGCCCGCGCTCGGGATCAGATTGACGGCCTTGACCTCCTTCTCGAAATCGTCCACGGCGCGGAACACTTCGAAATTGAACTGGGGCAGCCGGTTGCCGAAGCGCTCCAGGGCCAGGTTCTCGAACACGACATAGGCCGTGCCGCGATAGGCGGGCACCTGGGCCGCCCCGCCCTGCTTGCCCACGATCAGCCCGTCGCGGGCTTGGGACTCCGTGCCGAGATAGACGCGGATCGTGTAGTCCGACTGGCGCAGCTCCTTGCCGTCGGCCCAGATGCGCCCGATCCGCGTGACCGGCCCTTCGCACACCGCATAGGCCGCGTTGGCGAAATAGCTGTACTCGACCGTCTTCACCGTGCTCTGCGCGCCCTGGCTGGACTGGCTCGACTGGCCGGACCCGCCGCCGCCGAACAGATTCTTGCCGCCGCCTGAGGTCTGCCCGCCGCCCGTGGTCTGGGTGGTGACGGTCACCACCTCGTTGAAGCGTGTGGCCCAGATGAGATGGCCCGGCAGGCGCGCGCGCCCATAGACGCGCGGCAGCGGCACGCCCTCAGCGGACGCGCCCACCTGTACATCGGACAGGCGCGGGCCTCGGCCACGCGCGTCTCGCCGGAACTTGCGGCCAGCGGCGCCAGCAGCGCCTTATCGACCAGCGAGCCCGCGATCGAGCCCACCGCGCCGCCGATGGTCGCGCCGGTCAAGGCCGTGCCGAGCACGCTGCCGGGAAAGATCGCGCCGCCAATAGCCGATCCCACGGCACCGAGAACCAGTGTCGCCATGCGAGTGTCTCTCTCGTTCTATGCTGACTATGCCCGCGGGCGCGTCCAGGCAGAGCCCGGCAACAATCTCAGACTCGTCATGCCCGGACTTGCGCTCAAGCAGGCCGCTAGGCCGGTAGCGCAAACACAAATGCGCTCAAGTAGGCTTTCGTCCTCAAGCAGCGAAGCGATAGGACAAAGGAGAAGCCCGTAGCGCAAATCAAGATGATCCGGGCATCCAATTGGGAGCGGCGATCACCACCCTCGTCATGCCCGCGCAGGCGGGCATCCAGTAATGAGCGCCCTATCGCATCACGAAGACCGGTGGTTACTGGATCGCCCGGTCAAGCCGGGCGATGACGATGTTCGTTGTCGCCCGGAAACCGAAACGCAGCCACCGCGCGACGGCGCCACCAGACGCCAGGGGGATCTCGACCACGCCGAGCCCCTCCTGGGCGTGGATCATCTGAGGCCCCTCATGCGCATCGTCATGGTGAGGTGCCCGGCCATCCTTCGAGGCCCGGCCGTCATCCTGAGGTGCGAGCGCAGCGAGCCTCGAAGGACGGCCGGGCCTCGTACCACGCGCGCCGGCTCCAACGCCCCCACCCTCGTCATGCCCGGATGTGCGCTCAAGTAGCGAAGCGGTAGCGCTAATGAATCTGTTCCGGGCATCCACGAAAGGCTGTGCATCATCTCCAAGACGTGGACCCCCGGGACAAGCCCGGGGGTCACGAGCAGAGAATGGTTCGTAGCCGGACGATGAGCACGGAACGGCGCTCAATTCGCGCTCAAGTAGGCCCGCCCTCAAGTAGGCCGAAGGCCGGTAGGGCAAAGTGGCGTCCGGTAGCGCAGACAAGATCCCCGCATGCTTGGCGACGCCCTTGTCGCGCATGCGGAACACGAGCACGTCGCCGGGCCGCGCATCGCCAACGCTATCGAGCGGCACCAGATGCCGGCACGCGGCCGCGATCAGCGTCTCCGAGCCGGTCGCGTTCCCCCAGTCGCGGGAGTAAGGCGGCATCGTTTCGGGCTCGGGCCCGTACAGCGCGCGCCACACCCCGCGAATGAGACCGAGGCAATCGCAGCCGGCCCCGCGCACGCTCCCCTGATGGTGATAGGGCGTGCCGAGCCAGCCGCGCGCGCACGAAACGATGGCATCGGGTTGGGGCATACGTTCATCGTTAGATGCTGGCTGTGGATGGAGATCTATCTATTCAGTCAATTCTGCTTCTGGAACTGTATCAGAAAACGATACTCTTAGAACTCCCAACCTAATCTCTATGTCGTCAAGATAAGCTCTAACCTTTATAGACGAATTACTAGACGAAAATACCACCGGAGACATAACGATATTTGCAACAAACTTGGAAATATCTCCTCTTGGCGGGGTCTCGAAGTCTCTCTTTGGAAGCTCCCTCTCGAAAAGAACCTCAGGTTCCGATTTTTCGCCACCATACAAAGAAACTCTCAGCCTTCCTAAGCTATAGCTTGGGTACTCATGGGGCACTACGATGATTGAGGAAACAGCAATTTTGCTCAAGACAACAGGATCATCCCCTGTAGGAGGTGAGGAATTAATAACAAGATGGTCCGCAAACACACCCATAAGACTGAACTTTCCGCCGACCTCCTGTCGTATATCATCGCAGAAAAGCGTATTTCCGTACGGCTGATACATCATAGACATTCATCAATTAACTGAGTCGTGTCGCTGTGTTTTTGCACTATAGACTTAGTACTATAGTCGGCTGGCATACTAATGGAATGAGATGCCCTCTTCATCCTGAGGTCATGCCTGTCAGAGTGGTAGTTGTGGTGTCCTTCATCTTCGTCCACCAACCTGAACACTATTTTTTTGTCGAGAGCCCACGCCAACTCCCCAACCGAACGCAATGTGAGATTGGACTGCCCCGTAAGGCGCTTGTTGACCGTCGAGCGTTCCAGCTCAAGCCTATTCGCCACATTTTGCTGCGTGAGTCCCGATTCAGCGAATGCCTTCTGAATTTCTTTGTGCACACGTGTCACAAAACGAGCGATACGCCTGGATTTCGGACTAATTCGCATCTGATAGGACGTCATCGTATTGGTCTCCCGTAACTGCCTTAGGCTCATCAAGTTCAAGTCTATTGCGAAAACCAAACGTCAATGCAATGTATCTATCGTACAAGCGCATCAATTCCATTTCGTCCTTCATTTCGCCATATGTACAAATAAATACATCTCGACTAGCCACCCAGCCGATCACTCTAATATCAAGAGTCTTGAACTCCCAGACGTGACGCTGGAGAGGGTTCAACTTCTTAAAACGCCTATCTTCTGTGTGAAATTGTATATGTTCGCCAATAACGTAATCGACGAAAATTGAATATACTTGCTCTTCGGGCGTTATGTCGCCCCCAACAATTGTGCTTTCGAGCGTTGGCAGAACGTTTGCCATCCAATCAACAAAAGCCGGGGTCCCTAGCAGAGTTCTCCACGGCAACTCCCCCTCAAGCTCCACCTCGACACGCACTAATTCCCCAGCGTCAACGAGATTGGTCAATGTTGGCATATATGTCAACAACCATGAGATTACCAGTCCCCACCACTACTGCAGGTTACTGAATGTAAATCAACCAAACAAACACGTCTCTTGCACCGCGCAACCAAGAATTATTGGTATCCCGCACTCTCACCGCACCCTCCCTCCATCATTCCGGTCCGACCGGCTCGCGACGCGGAGCATGAAGTCGTTGCCGGACACGTGGGGGAAGCCGCGGAAATTCGCCGTGTTGGCGAATTTGGCGCGGCACGTCGCAAACTGTTTGTCGCAGCCGGCCGTGACGCGGAACGTCGCCGGGCGCGATGGCTTCGGACGGCCTCTGCCACAGCTCGATGGCCCCGCTCGAGCCTTGGCGTGAAGCTTCACTTCGCTCGTCGTGCCGTCGTTCGCGCCGGAGTCCCAGGTCAGCAGCCCCCGCGTGAACCAGTTCGTGGCGTAGGCGCCAAGCCCCGAGGCCATGAAGCGCCGGGGTGAGGCCCCGAGGCTCGCCACGCCGCCGTTGGCCGCATAGACCGCCTGGTTCACGTTCACCCCGCAGCGCGCGTCCCCGAGATCCGCGTCGCAGCCATATTGGATCATGCGGCCCTTGGGCTGTTGCAGTTCGTGGGCGAGCCCGCGCACCTCGCAGCGGAAATGATGGGCCCCGCGCGACACCTCCCCCAGGTTCCCGTAGCGCATCAGCACGCGCATGGCCGGGTCCGCCCAATTCACGCGATAGATCTCGATGAGGGCGTTGTCGAACAGGCCTGCGGCGAGATCCGCCTCGTTCAGCCGGTCGGATTTCAGCGCGCCGTCCACGTCGAGCGTGTCCACGTTGAGCCCCACCGCGCCGGAAATCTCAGAGCCCGTGAAGCCGCTCGCGGCCTCGAATGTGGTGCCGTCGAAGGCAAGGTCGCGGTCGTGATCAGTGAACCCGAAAGCGACCGCGTCGTTGCGCGTGATGCGCCAACACCAGCACAGCGTGGTGGCGCCCGAGTCGAGATGGTCCTGCAGCCCCGCCGCCAGCGTCCTCACAGGCGCACCTCCACGATCGGAACTTGCGGGATCGATCCCGCCTCGAAATCGCTGAGGTCGATCTCGAGCCGGTCCGTGTCGAACCGCACGGGCACGTCGAATTCGAACCCCGCCGTCACGGGCGCAGCCATGGGCGGCACCGCCCCGGGCACGAAGGTGACGAGGCCGGTGGCCGTATTGACCCCAAAGTCGCCCGCGTCCTGGACCACCCCGCCGACGGCGATCTTCACGGTCCCTGCGACCGGCAACAAGATCGTGCGGGTCCAGGGCGCATAGGCACTGCCATAGGTCTTCTTCAGCTGAAACGATGCGGTGCTGCCGTTACCTGTGCCGATGAACTGGTCGAGCGCGGACGGTGCCGCCGTCGGCGCGCAGGATTTGCAGTCGCTCCAGTCCTTCCAGCGGAACGCATGCAGCCGTCCGCGCCGTTCCTCGTAAAAGGCGATGACAGCGTGCAGATCGTCCAGGCTCTTGATGCCATAGCCCGCGTCGTACCGGCGCTTGGAATCCGCCCAGCGGCTGTTGCGCTCCTCGTGCCCGGAGCCGAGCACCACGATCTCGGTCCGCCGCTCCGGCGCCGCGGGCGCCGCGCGCCACCGCACTCGGAAAGCGCACATTGTGAAAGGCCATTCGTCCGTACTCCGCTCAAATGCCGTGCCGCTATAGGTTGCGCTGACCCCGGCCCACCGTGCGCGAGAGCAGCGCCGCGATCTGCCCTTCGGAGCGCCGGAAACTCTCCGCGTCCGGGGTGGTAACGTTGAACGTCACATGCACGCCCCCGGCCGCGCTTGGGTCTTCACGCCAAGCCGCCCGTCGGCCCCGCGGGCCAGCGGCAGCACGGCTTCCGGCCCCGCCTCGCCCGCAAGCCCGCGGCCGCCGCCCTGCCCCAGCGGAAAGGTCACGGGTGAGGTGATCACCCCGCCCTTGGCAAACGGCACGGGAAAGGTGGTGCCGAGCCCTGCGCCGGTGAGAAGCCCGGCCAGCGCATCGCCGAATGTCTTGCTGAGAGGTGCGAGCGCGGCCGCCAGCGTGTCCTGCGACAGCGACAGGGCGAGCGAACGCACCACGTCCGACAATTCGCGGCCCTTCAGGGTGGCATCGGTGAAGGCGCTCGTCAGGTTTCCGGCGAAGCTGGAACTGAGCCGGCTCGCCTCGGAGAGCGCGCCCGCAAAGGCGCGATGTCGCCGCTGATGACGACATAGAGCCCGTCGCGATCATCGGCCATGGGGGTCTCCATCGGGATAGCGTTGCATCAGCGCGGCCAAGTCACCGCGCGACAAGGGCTCGGATACCGCGCGCGCGGGCCGAAGGCGCCCTTCAACGCTGCGTCCAGTTCGCGCGGGGTCATGGCCCAGAAGTCGCACGGGCTGAGGCGAAGCGCGCCGAGCCCCGCCTCCATGGCTGTGCGCCAGGAAAACGGGTCGCGGGCGCTTACGCGGTCTGCCGGTCCAAAGGGAGGCCGCCCTCCGATTGGGCGTTGTCTTCTGAGTGATCGACGTCCTCGCCGGTATCGCGCAAAGCGGTGAAGGTGGCCGCCAGCAGCCGCGCGACGATGTCGACGACGCCCGCGGCACCGCCCTCGATCCGCATGGCACCCACCGCACCATCGTCGATGTCGTAGCCCGCCCCGCGCAGCCCCGCCCCGATCATGCGTATGGCGTCGGCCGCGGCGATGCGCCCGGCCTCGAAGCGCTCGGCGACCGCGAGCATGTCGTCCTCGCCGAACGCGTGTTCGAGCTCCGCGAGCGCGCCGAGCGTCAGACACAGCCGGTAGCTCTTGCCGTCCAGGACGGCTTCGATCTCGCCGCGATGAAGATTGACCATCGGAGCCCCCTTAGCCGCGGTGAAGGTCAGCGCGCCGGCGGATTCGAGGCCGAGCTCGAAGCTCACCTCCCCGTCGTGCGCCCGCCATATTCCAGGGTCACGATCTGGAAGGCGCCTTCGACCGTGCCGAAATCCGGTACGATCACCTGCCAGTCGCGCACCGTGCCGGCGAAGAAATACTGCCGCAGCGTCTCGTCGGAACTTGCGTCCTTGAAGATGCCGCTGCCGCTGATCCGCGCCGTCTTGAGCCCTGCACCCTCCAGCAGCTCGCGCCAGCGCCCGGCGGATTCCTGATCGGTCGTGTCCACCGTGGCCGCGTTGAAGGCGAGCGACCGCGCCCGCAAACCGCCGACGGTGACGAAGGTGCCGCCGCCGTCGCTATCCACTTTCAACAAGAGGTCCTTGCCCTTTTGCGCCGTCATGTTGGCTCCTCGTGTCCTGGCAGGAATGTTCGAGACAAACAAAAAGAGCGGCCCCAAGGACCGCTCCAAAACCGCTCTTAAGAAATGCGCGTGTTGTTGTGGGGCGCGTCAGCCCGTCAGGCGCGCCTCGACCATCTTGCGCAAGGTCGCCCGGTCGCGCGTGGACACGCCGATCAGTTCGGCCACGCGCCACACCAGGTTCGACTCGAACTCGTCGATCACGCCGTCGGCCATGACGACCTCCCACAGCATCTCGACGATGCGCTTGCGGCCGTCCTGGTCGAGATCGCGGCAGAGCACCTTGGTGAAACGGTAGAGGTCCACCGCCTCGCGCTCCTCCGCGCTCGCCTCCTGGAACAGGCGCTTCAGTTCGTCGGGCGTCAGGTCGAAGCGCCGCTGCAGCAGCGCCTTCACCTTCTGCTTCTCGGTGCTGTCGAACTTGCCGTCGATGCTGCCCGCGTTGATCAGAAGCGCGGCCGAGGCGATGCGCAGTTCCTCTTCGCGCAAATCCTTCAGCTGCGAGTCCTCGTCGACGCCCTCGACGAAATTCACCAGCCTGGTCCAAAGCGACATTCAAAACTCTCCCGGAGAAACGCGTTGCCTGACGCCGCGCCTCGGAGCGCGGTCCTTCCGCACGCATCCCTATAAAACAACGAAGGCCGGGACAAGCCCGGCCTTCGCATCGAAATTCTGTATCGGAAACTTACGCCGCGGCCTGCTGCAGCGGCTCCGTCACGGCGCGATAGCGCACGATGCCGTGCATGGTCTCGCCGTCCGGATCGATCCGGGCCTCGGCGAACTCATGGCGCAGATTGACCAGGTAGTGGTCCTCCACGCTGAGCGGCCGGTCGTGCAGCAGCGTCTTCACCGTGTCCATGATCTCGTGGACCTTCTCGGCGCTGTCCGCGTCGGTCCAGACATGGAGCGTGAGGTCGTGCTCGGTCCCGTCGTCCGTGCCGGTGCTCCAGTCGAGAGTCACCGTCTGACCGAGCGTGATGTAAGGCAGCGCCTGCCCTTGCGGGGCCTTGCTGTAGATGGCCGCTCCGCCGAGCAGCGACGTCAGCGCGGGCGCGTTGGAAAGCGTCTGATAGATGCTGCGTTGGAGAGCCCAACTTGCGGCAGTCATTGCTGTCCTCCACGGAAAAACGTTAACAGGCATGTAGGGACGCCAGTGCCGAATGCAATGGTTGGCCTCATTGCTTCGCCAAGCGCGCACGTAAAGAATTTGTGATCTCTTGCTTAATGCGCGGTAAACGCGCCCGGAAAACCGGCCAAAGAAACGGCCGTGCCCGCATGTGACGCGTCCCGAACTCCAAGAAACGCCCGGCCCTGTGGGGCGTGCCGATCGCGAATGTCAGCCGGTCGCCTTGCTTTCGTCAACCGTCTCCAGCGTTTCGCCAAGCCGGCCGGGCGCGGCCCGCGCGGCCCCGGCCGCGATTCCCTCGGCCTCGCTGCCAAGCGTCCGCCCCAGGGCCTCATCGAGCCCCTTGGCGGTCAGACGCTGCCGCAGCGCCGCAAGACCGGTGACCGTCACCGCGGTCACAGGTCCCGCTCCTCGCACAGACAGCGCAGCCAACGGTGCCGCTCGCCCATGTCCGTCACGGTCAAGATTTCGAAGATGCGCGACCCCAGACGAAACCGCATGGCGGGCCGGACGCCCGCCCGGTAACGCAGCACGATCTCGTAGGCGCGCTTCCCCGCGATCCGGCCGGCCTCGACCCCTTCGGACCCGCCGGTGGGCGTCAGCGCCGCCCACAGATCGGCAACGCCGGCCCAGCTCGTGGTGAAGCCGCCGGCCCCCGTCGCCAACGCGCTGCACCTCTTCGAGCGTCAGCCGGTGCCGCAAATCGCCGGGGCTCGTCACAGATGCACCCGGCGATAGGGCTGAAGCAGTCCCGCCGCGACGGCGGGCACGCCTTGGGGACCGGGACCGAGCTCCACCGGCTCGCGCCGCTCGAACCAATGGGCCACGAGCAGCAGCAGCGCCTGGCGGATGGGCTGCGGTACGTCCGCCGCCGCATCGCCGAAGCCCGCGACGAAGGCAACCTCGAACCCGCTGAAGGGCCGGAAGCCGACCGACGGCACCATGGCGGTCAGCACGATGCGCGCCGGATCCGACAGCACGTCCACGCTGTAGCCGCCCGCATCGACCTCCGTCGCGCGCCGCCGACCGTCGCACGGTCACTGCGCTTACGGACTGAACCGGCGCGAGCGGCAAGGCCACGCAGCCCCGCTGCGGCACCGCGTCGAGAAAGTGCGACCAGCTCTGCGTGATGAGTGCGAGACCCAAGGTCCGTTCCACCAGCAGGCGCGCGGCCACGATCAGCGCGGAGATCAACGTGTCCTCGTCGGATGCATCTACGCGCAGATGCGCCTTGGCCTCGGCCAGGCCGATGGGTTCGGCGGCCGGCGCAGCCGTCATCACAAGTGCCATGACATGCCTTCGGAGATACAAGCGCTCAAGCAGGCCGCTAGGCCGGTAGCGCAACGAAACAAGCGCTCAAGCAGGCCGCTAGGCCGGTAGCGCAACGAAACAAGCGCTCAAGTAGCCGCTAGGCGATAGGGCAAATAAAGAAGTGGCGGCCGCTCACGCGAGGGAGGGGGTGGGCGCGCGAAGCGGCCGCCGGCCGGCCGGGCACAACTCAGACTCTCGGGCGTGGCCTGGACTCGTACCGATGAGGCGCGATGCCAGACCAAGAACCTCGTCATGCTCGGGCTTGACCCGAGCATCCACGCGGGACTCTCAGCGACGAAAGTCGTGGATGGCCACCCGGGTCCGGCTTGGCCGGCCCGGGCGCAGGCTCAAGCCAAGTCCGGCCATGACGATCGAGGGGTGACGTCAGAGAGGCCTACGACTCGCCGAACTTCAGAAGCTTGATGGCGTCGAAGTCCTGCACGCCGCCGCCCACGCGCTTGGTCGTGTAGAACAGGACGTAAGGCTTGGCCGAGAACGGATCGCGCAACACGCGGATGCCCGCCCGGTCGACCACGAGATAACCGCGGCCGAAGTCGCCGAAGGCGATCGAGAACGTGTCCGTGCCGATGTCGGGCATGTCTTCACTTTCAGCAATGGGATAGTTCATCAGCGTCGGCGATAGGTCCGCGCGCTCCGGCGGCTGCCACAGATAGTTGCCGTCCGTGTCCTTGAACTTGCGGATCGTCGCCTGGGTCGCCCGGTTCATCACCCAATGGGCGTTGGCGCGGTATTCGGACTTCAGCGTATAGATGAAGTCGATCAGGTCGTCGCTCGGGTGCGAGGCGTCGAAGGCGCCGTCGTTGCCAGTGGCCACGTAGCCGATCTTGTCCCAGGCCCAGGAGCCGTTGTCGATCTTGTCGTAGTCGAGGAAGCCACGGGGCTTGTTGTTGCCGTCGCCGGAGACGAAGGCCGCACCTTCCTGCCCAGCGAACGCCACCTGGATTTCCTCGGCCAGCCACTCGTCGATATTGACGGCCGAATCGTCGAGCAGGCTCTGGGTCGCCGACGGCATGGCGTAGATCTCCATGGTCGGGAAGGCGAGCTCGGCCAGCGTCGGCGAGTTGGTCTCGTCGCGCGTGGTGGTCTCGGCCACCCAGCCGGTCGCGGGACCGGTGACGGAGAACGGCTTCTTGTAGACCGACGCGCTCACCGTGCGGTTGCCGGCGATGGCGCGGATCGGCGAGATCTCCTTCACGCCGCGCAGCACCGCCGCCTCCACTTCCGGCGGCACCAGATAGCCGCCGTCGGCGCCGTCATTGGTCGAGATCGCCAGAGCCTTTCTGCTCGAGCGCAAGAAGCCGCCCGCCTCGCCCCGGCGCATATAGCCGTCGAACGCGGCCTTGTGCTGCAGCGAGGCGCCGGAAGAGTAATGCGGCGAATGGGACAAGCGCGGGCGCGCGCCTTTCAGGGTCAGCCGGTCCACAAGCGCCTTCTGCTCGTCCAGCGCCTGGTTGATGCGGTCGATCTTGTCGGTGGTCACCACATCGACGGATATGCCCTGCTGAAGCGCCCGGATCTTCTCGTCGTTCTCCTGCTTGAAGATCTCGAAGGACTGCAGGAAGCGCTCGAAGGCAAGCGCCACGTCGTCGCCGGTGCCGCCCGGCGTCGCGGTCACCACGGTGGTGGCGGGCATGGTGGTGCCGAGGGCGCCGGGGTCCACGACATCCATCTTGCCGTAACGGCCTTTTGTTTCGAGCGAAGGGGTTTCCAGAGACGCGGTCTCGAACGACGCTGTCTCCAGAGATGAAGTCTCCAGCGAAGCTGTCTCCAGGCCGTCGTCACGGTCCTCGTCAGGCTCAGGCGCGCGGAGCACCGCTTTCGTCTCCAGCACCTCCGGCGCCGAGGCCCCGGTCTTCAAGTCTTCAGGCGCAAATCTTTCGTGCATTTCGTCCATGGTCAGTCCTCTGTTTCTCAGGGGCGGGAAAGCGCCCCATGCGGCAACGCCGCGGCGCGGAAAACGCACCACGGACGACACCGTCAGGGGCTGGTGGAAAATGAAACCGCGCTCAAGTTGCGCGACGCGCGGGTGCGCAAACAAACAAGCGCTCAAGCAGATCGCTAGGCCGTTAGCGCACATAAAAATGCCCGGCACGATGGCCGGGCATGACGAAAAGACCGAACGCCTGTCAGGCGCCGGCACAGGACATGCCGGTCTCTCGGTCAAACCATTCGATTGCCGTGTCAGCGGTCCGTCGGCGGACTAATATCCGCGCATCATGCGCGTGCCGCGGCGCAGGGCCCGGGCGAAGGCGGGCAGATTGTCGGGCGCCCGGAGCCGGGGACGCGTGTCAGGAAGCGGCGAGGCCGCGTGCCGCTTCACGGCGCTCACCCGCGCATCCGGCAGCATGGGAAACGTCACCACGGAGATTTCCCACAGATCGATCTTGTCGAGACGGCGCACACCGCTCGCCGGGTCCGTGCGCCCTTGCACCGTGCGGAAGCCGATGGACAGCCCGTCCAGCGCCCCGGCCCGCATGAGCGACAGCACCTCGCGCGCGCGCGTCACTTCCGGCATCAGCCGGCCCTTGGCAAACAACCCGCGCGCGTCCTCGGCCAGCTCCAGCCACACGCCGATGGGCTCGTTGGGGTCGTGCTGGAACAGCAGCTTCACGCCGCGTGCCCCGCGCGTTGCAAGGCTCTCCCGGAACGCGCCGGGCATGACGAGGTCCTGGCCGAGATCCACCTGGCCGAACACGCTCGCATAGCCGGAAAAGGTGCCGTCCGCCTCGACGGTCTGCAGATTGACGGGCGCGAACTTGACCTCGCGCTCCGGCGCGAGCTCGCCAAAGCGTTGCAGCATGGTGATGGTCTTTCCCGTTGGGCGCGCCACCCGAAGGACTAGCCCAACAAAGGGAAGACCAAGGGTCACGCTTGAAACTGTGTCAGACGCCCTTCATGGCGACGCCCGCCGTCATCATGCCCCAGCCGAGCATGGCCGCCCAAAAGGCGAAATGCGAAACGGTCGCGAAGCCCCCGTCGATAACGCCGAGCACGCCGAGCACATAGAGCACGAACGCAACGACGGCGCAGATGACGGAAATATAGAAGACGTTCTTGGTCGGTGGTGTCAGTCGGATTGCCATAGCCCCTCTCCTTGCCGATTCTCATCAAGTGAGTCCCGGCAGGAGGCTAGCATGCGCGGTGGCAACCGCCCAGCTTACGGCGGCGGCGCGCCGGACAACGCGTCGCCACCATCGATGGCACCGTAGCCGACGGCCGCGCGCTTTTCGTTGATCGTCAGGAAGTCGGACGCCTGAACCCGCGCCCAGAGCGCCTCGCGCTCGGTGGAGAGCGCCTCGACCGCGTCGAGATCCGGCTTCAGCTCCAGCGCCGGCGCATCCGGCCCCGCATTGAGACCGAACCCGGGCGCAAGCCAGGCCGACAGCGCCTTGGCCGTGCGCGCCACCAGCGGCAGCACGGTCTGCCGCCAGAAGGACCGGTTGGCCTCCGCGTAGTTCGCATAAGTATTGTCGCCGGGGATGCCCAGCAGCATGGGCGGCACGCCCAGCGCCAGCGCCACCTCCCGCGCGGCCACGTGCTTCGCGGAGATGAAATCCATGTCGCGGGGGCTGAGGCCCATGGCCTTCCAGTCGAGCCCGCCTTCGAGCAGCAGCGGCCGGCCTGCGTTGGCCGCGCCCGCGAACCCGTCCTCGAGCTCGGTCTTCAGCCGCTCGTATTGTTCCGGCGACAGCTGCCCGTCTTTCGCGGTGTAGACAAGCGCGCCGGAGGGGCAGGCCGAATTGTCGAGCAGCGCCTTGTTCCAGACGCCCGCCGCGTTGTGCAGATCGAGCCCCACGGCCGCCGGCTCCAGCGGGCTCATGCCGTAATGGTCGTTGAGCGGATGGAACAGCGCCATGTGCAGAATGGGCCGCACGGGTGGCCCGTCCTGGTCGAAGCGCATGCTCTGCCCCGCGACCGAATATTCGTAGGCCTCCGGCCAGCCGTCCGGCCCCGGCACCACCTTCATGCGGTCGGGCCGCAGCGTATGGAGCTCGCGCACGGTGCCGTCGACCGAAACCGCTTCCAGATAGGCATTGCCCGCCACGATCAGGTGTCCGAAGAACGACTCCAGCAGGTCCGGACCGCACGCCATCGGGTTCGGCCGATTGAGAAGCGCGAGCAGCGGATGCTCGTCCACCTCCTTGGCGCCGTCGAACAGATAGAGCGGCACGGAGGCCGCGGCTTCGGCGATCATGCGCACCGAACGGTAGACGATCGGGTTCTTGGTGAAGCCTTCGCGCGCCAGGCTCGCATAGTCGCGCGGGGTCCAGACGGGATGCCCGCCCGTGGCCCAGGCGACCAGCTTCGCCGTCTGGCTCGCCTTCGCCTCGAGGCCGAACAATCGCCGCAACTGAGCCCGTAAACCCGTTGTCATGAATCACCTTTCAGAAGTCGCAGAAGAGTCACGAAAGACCGGCGCCAACCGATCCCTCTCGTCATCGCCCGGCACCCGGGTCCGGCTTTGCCGCCCCGGGCACAAGCTCGATGATCCGGGCGATCCAGTAATGGCCGGAATTCGTGGTCGCGAAGACCGGTGGTTACTGGATGCCCCGGGCAAGCCGGGGCATGACAATGAGGGCCATCACACAACCCCGCACGCGAGGCTCGCCTTGCCCGCGCAAACACAAATCCGTCAGTGCCCAGACCAGCGCGTCCACCCGGTCGGGGCTGCCGCCGCCGGACAGGCCGTCGAGGCCGAAATCGCACATCTCGTCTTCCAGCGCCGGCAGCGCGCCAACATGGGACACGAGGCCCCGCTCGTAGAGCGCGGCCACGGGCTCGGCGCGCAGCACCTTGCCGCGCATGGCACGCACGCTCCGCACCGGCACGGCCGGGTCCACCTGCCGCAACACGGTCTCGACCAGCTCGCCGCCCTGGTTCACCTCGGCGACGATGCGGTCCGCCTCGTAACGCCGGTAGGCGGCCGTCACGGCCCGGGCCCAATCGAGCGGGCGCACGCCTTGCAGCGTCGCCGTCGCGAGCACGTAAGCGCGCCCGTCCTCGCCGAGACCCGCCACGATAATGCCGCACGCGTCCGCGCGCGGGCCCGAACTCGCCGGCGGATCGACCGCCACGACGACACGGACCAAGAGCGCGGGCGCGGTCACGCGGTGCCGCTCGATCACCCCACGCGGCCACAGTGCGTCCGCGCGGTCTTCGAGCAGTTCCGCGTCCAGTTCCTGCCGCCCGAGCCGCGTGCCGCGATAGCGCCCGACGATCGCGTCCAAAAAGGACGGCGCCAGGTTCGCCGCGTTGGCGGAGGTCGCCACGCGCGTCAGAACCGTCCGGGCGTCCGCCAGCAGCGCCTTGATCAACGGGATCGGCCGCGGCGTGGTGGTCACCACCTGCCGGGGCGCAAGCCCCAAGCGTAAGCCAAATTGCAGCATGTCCCAGGTCTCTTGCGGGCGCCGCCATTTGGCGAGCTCGTCGCACCAGGCCGCGCTGAATTGGGGTCCGCGCAAGCTTTCAGGGTCTTCCGCCGAGAACAGTTGCGCCACCGCGCCGTTGCCCCAGCGCAGCTGCCGCTTCGACGGCTCGAACAGAGGCTTCGCCCCCGGCGGATGCACCGCGAGCAGCCCCGACACGCCTTCGACCATCACGGCGCGCGCGTCCGACAGGGTCTCGCCGACGAGCGCGATGCGCGCATCGTTCGCGGCCCCCGCATGGGCCCGCACCCATTCGGCGCCGGCGCGCGTCTTGCCGGCCCCGCGCCCGCCCAGCATCAGCCAGGTGGTCCAGGGCGGACGGCTCTCAGATGATCCGTGTAAAGATGATTCGGGCGGCAGTTGGTCGTCGCGCGCCCAGATCTCGAAATCGTAGTGGAGCGCCGTCAGCTCGGACGGCGAAAGCCTCGAAAGGAATCGCTCAATCGTCTCCGGGCTGGAGTCGCGCAAGGCGGCCCGCAAGGTCGCGGCGGAGTCTGTCCGCATCGGCACCGTCCTGTGTTTTCTTGTCGTCCGCCCCACTGCGCGCGGCTTTGGCCTCGTCCATCTCCACGAGCTTGGCGTAAAGCCGCGCCAGGGAGTTGAGGTTGCGCGCTTCGCGCTCCGCATCCGCCGCGCTCATGGGGCGTCCGTCGGCTTCGGCCATGCGTGTCTCGATCTCGCTCATCTTCGCATCCAGCAGATTGTAGAGCCGCTTCACGATCCGCCCGCGCCGCTCCTGAGTGGGTGTCGGCGGCAAACCGTCTTCCGGTGGCAGCCGCCGCGTCGGCAGCGGCACCATTGGGGCCACGCGCTCCCAACCGCCCTCGTCCCGATGCTTGGCCACATTGGCCGAGGTCGTCCCGTGCTTGTGGCCAATACGGCGCAGCGACATGCCGCTATGGAGAAAGTCGTGGCGCACCGCCTCCCAGTCGATCGGGCCGGCGGCGTGGGGAGCCTCGGCCCGTCGGGCTTCGGCACCGTCCCCTCCTCGCTTGCCGCAAGTGCCATCGCCGCTCGGGTCGTGGGAACCGGACTGCGTCATTGGCACCTATTTCTGGAAATCGAACAGTCAGAGTGGGAGCACGCGCACTCCCTCATGCCCGCGAGCGGGCGATCCAGTAAAGGCAACCTCGTGGACCACGAAGAACGGTGGTTACTGGATGCCCCGGTCAAGCCGGGGCATGACGATGAATAAGCCGGCGCGCTCAAGCAGGCCCGCCCTCAAGTAGGCCGAAGGCCGATAGGGCACCAAAACGTGGCCGATAGCGCAAATTTACATGCGCTCAAGTAGGCGCCGCCGCCCTCAAGCAGCGAAGCGGTAGGGCAAGCAAAATGGCAGGTAGCGCAAATTAAGAAACCCGGCCCCTGAAACCAACAACGCCGCCCCATTTCTGGAAGCGGCGTTCTAAACACGACAGCGACGCGGAACTCGGAGGGGAAAACCCCCACAAGGGGCCGTGCCCCAAAGGGCCCAGCCCTCTTGCCCAACTGTCGCGTTGTAGAGGAAACCTAGCCCATCAGCGTCACGCTGTCAAGGATTATTTTCCTAGAACAACGCCC